GATCGTTGGGCTATACCGACGCCAGTTGTCAAAGTTGATCGGTCGCAAGCCGAATCGCTAGGATTAACCGACGGCGATATCAATGACATGATTGACGACGCCGAAGCGCAAGCACAAGCATTTATCTCGACCGAACAATCGTATCTAGTACAGTCGGGCGCGGTCGAGTTTGAATCGTACGGAGCACAAACGAACTTCACCGCCGCACCGCTTGAAGTGATAACTAAATGCGACGCCCAAATAAGCGCGGCGTTTCTTGCTCAGTTTGCCGATCTAGGTAATACCGAAACCGGCGCTCGTTCTGTCGGTGAAATACACTTAAGCGTCTTTAGAAGAGCGGCAATTAATCTTTGTGACATCGTAGCGAGTCAAATCAACGGCGTTGACCGTCGCGGCGCGGGTACAGTCGGCAGACTCATTAAATGGAACTTTGGCACGGTCGACCCGTCGAAACTGCCTCGGCTTGTACATACCGGCCTTGATACTGATGATCTTGCCGAGTCGGTCAATGCTTTACCCGCACTCGTCACCGCTGGCCTATTGACGCCCGATGACGAATTAGAACGAGCGATTCGCGATCGTCTCGGCGCGGGTGAATTACCCGAAGACGCACAACGTTCGGCAATGGAACGAACTCTACAGGCGAAAGGCGGCGGCGGCGGCGGTGTCGCGGCACTTGCTGAACAGTTAATTGCAAGGCGGCGAAATGGCTAAACGACGAACACAGGCGCAAACGCCCGCACCGAAAAAAGATCGAGTTACAGGATCAAAGACAAACCCGAAGGGGTCAGCAAGTGGCAAGCGCGGCGGGATTGAGATCGGCGAAGCCGCAGTCAAAGCGCTCGAAAATATGCGAGATAAGCATAATGATCGCTACAAAGCCAAAAGCAAAAAGATTGATCTCGGTACTTTGAAAGCTGTCTTTCGTCGCGGCGCGGGCGCTTTCTCGGTCAGTCATCGACCAGGGATGACCCGCACACAATGGGCGCTTGCAAGGGTGAGAACATTTCTAAAACTTGTCGGTACAGGTGAGCGAAAGAAAGCATATACAACTGATCTAGACTTATTACCCAAAGGGCACCCGCAAAGAACCGAAAAAGAAAAGCGAACCGAACTTGCGCCGAAGCGGTATGATCACATTGACTTTACACCGCCGAAAGACGTTCAAGACGCCGCCGCCCGAGCGCTTGAAGTTCGAGCAACGAAGCCACCTAGTCAAAAAGGTTTAACACCGGTCGGCGTTGCCCGAGCGCGTGACCTGGCAAACGGTCGAACCGTTTCGCCCGATACCGCTCGTCGTATGCTTGCATATTTCACCCGACATGAGGTCGATAAACAGTCGCCGAAATGGGATCAATGGTCGAAAGGTCGTATCGCTTGGGGCGCTTGGGGCGGCGACCCTGGCTTTCGTTGGTCAAATAAAATAGTAAATCAAATGAAGCGGGCAGACGAAAAAATGAACACTCTAAGAGCATACGGCGAAGCGATTCAACTTGAAGTCGCCCGCGATAATCATGAGCGCGACGACGGTTTGATCGTTGGTCGACCATTCAAAACACTTGCACTCGGTCAAGTCACGTCACGAATGAACGGCGAAAACATCGGTAGAGAGATCGACCAAACTTTGCTTGCCGAGCTTGTCAGAGTCTACGAAGAGCGCCGCGAAAGTGACCCCGTCGTCATAGACTGGCAACATTCGACGAGCCCTTTTAACGGCGGTACACCCGCCCCGCCCGAAAGCGGTAATGCACTCGGGTTGATCGTTGGTCTCGAACTACGAGAAGACGGTCTTTATGCTATCCCCGCATACAATGAACGCGGGCTTGAAGTCGTGACAAACGCCGGCGGCGTGTTGTGGTCTTCGCCCGAGTTCGTAACCGGTGATGTATTCACTCGTGACGGCGGCGAAAGAATCGGGGAAGCTCAACTTCTCGCGATTACGTTGACACCACGACCCGCACAATCAAACAACAAAATCGATCGTGTATTATTGAACGAAAGGGCAAACATGAATATCGATGAAATGAGCATTGACGAGCTTAAGAAAGCGCTTACGGCGAAAGATTCACTCGTCAAAGAACTCGAAGCAAAGATCGCTGACATGAAAGAAGAGTCAGAGTCGTCGATGATAACAAAGCAAAACGACGACGACGATAAAACCAAGATGACCGAAAAAGAAGACGACGAAAAGTCAAAGCTCGGTGAGAAAGACGACGACGACGAAAAGTCAAAAATGAGAGAGTACAAAGACGAAAAGAAGTCGATGAAGATGAGCGAATCGCTTAATCAATCAACTCTTCTTTCGGAGGTCGTCGCCCTTCGTGAGTCAAACGCCCGACTGAATGAGCGGCTTGAAAAAATCGAAAGCGAAAAGCGAAGCATTGAAAAGCGTGAAGCGGTCAATGTGCTTTTGCGTGACGGCCGAATCACACCTGGTGAGATCGATGTTGTCGGGAAAGCATACGAACTGAGAGAGCTTCAACCGGAGTTCTGGCAAATGTTCAGCGAGCGACCCGCAAACGGCGCGGTCAATCTATCGACCATTGGACACGGCGCAAGCGGTCAAGAGGTCAACAAGCAAACGTTGAAAAAAGAGGTCCAAAAGATTGCAGACGATCGCGGCGTTCTGTTTAGCGAAGCGCTTGAAGTCTTTCGAACTGAAAACCCCGATTATTACTCTAAAGTGTATGGAGTTTAAAAATGGCAAATACAGACAATCTTAGAACATATGTCGCCGCTGAGGCGATTGACGAATTTGAGGTCGTATCACTCGACGCGGCGGGCAAAGTCTCACTGCCGAGCGGCGGTGACGATGACGGAATCATCGGAGTCGCACAAAGAACGGTGGCCGCTGGCGATGTCGTCGAAGTGCTCGTCTACGGTATCACCCGAGTAAAAGCGGGCACGGCGATTACATTTGCGACAAACCCGCTTCTTATGGCGGCTAGCGATGGCGAAGTCGTTGCGGCGACTTCAACAAACTATCCGATCGCTCGTGTATTACCGAACATCAATCAACTTTCGACTACGGGCGCGGGAGAACAGTTTTCTGTTTTCTTCTTCGGCCCGAGCGTCGTACTTGCTTAAGGGGTAAATAAACATGGCAAGCAGTTATACAAATCTTCATCCCGTTGACGAGATCTTATCAAGTCTAGTCGTCGAAACTGTTCCAAGTGATGACGTTCTTATCGCCGATAAGGTTATGGAATCAATCAAGATCCCCGAAAGAAGCGGAACTCTTTTACTCGAAGAGTCGCGTAACTTTATGGGGGCGGGCGCGGGTCTCGATCTCGAAAGAGCGGCGGGCGCAAGTCGAGCGACCATCGGCGGTTTTGACCGCACTTCACAGACCTTCAAGGCGTTGATCTATGCGGCAAGTGATTCTATCGCGATGGAAGACATTTTAGACTCGCAATATCCAGGAAGTGAAGAAGCGCGAATCGCAAAGAAGGTTGCTCGCGTTATGAAGCTAGCACGCGAAAAGCGGTGCGCCGATCTTCTTTTTGGAACTGCCAATTTCAACAATGCAGCGGCGGCGGCTGAGTTTGGCGGCGAGTTTGACGACGCAAACGCCGAGCCATTAAGCGACCTGTATGATCTAAAAAATACGGTCTTCGAGGCTGCACACGGGATCAACCCCGATTCTCTAATCATGGGTCACAAAGTCTTCAGAACACTTGCGAAGAATCCCGAGGTTCGCGGCTTTGCGGGTACAAGTTCGGCGGGTCTTGCAAGCGGTAATCGCATCTTATCAAACGACGCAGTGATCGAAGTTTTAAAAGATGTTCTTAGTATCCCAAACATTTACGTCGGTTCAGCTCGACAAGACACCGCTGTACCTGGGGCGACTGCGAGCGAGGGCTTTATTTGGGATCAATCGACTATCTTTATGGGTATCCTACGAGGAAGTGACGCGATCGTACAAAAATCGGGTAATGTTAAAGGTATGCCAGTCGCCGCGCTGCATCTTCAGTTTTCAGACATGGTCGCGGGTCAATACGACTCACTTGATCGAACTCGTCGCTATGTATACGCCGAAGAGGTGGGCAAGTTCCACGCGGTCGACTCGACACTTGGTCGCATAATCACCGCTTGTGTAAACTAAGGTGATACATGGTTTGTTCGTGCGATCGACCTCTTTTGCTCTCAGAGCGCGACGCAGATAAAGAAGCGATCGCCGATCTTAAGCGTCAAGCTAAGGATCAAAGCGGAGTCATCGCCGAACTTACAAAGGTTCGAGTTGATCAATTGCAAGCCGAGCTTGACGCCGAAACGGCGTATCAAGCCGCGATCACTCGGGCAAACTCAAGCATGATTAATGCTATGACTAATCATGCTCAAATGAGAGCAATACTCTTTTATAGTGATGAAGAGCTATTAAACTTTGTGCTCGATAACGGGTACGGTCTAGCGGTTCAAGAGTTTATTGACCAAGCGGATAAAATCCGTGATTCGGTCAAGCGAGCATTTGAAATAACGGCGCAAGACTTCGCGTTTGATAAAATAACGATGTCAGTTGATACACTGCAAACGATTACCGCGAGCGCAATTTTCGACGATGTTGTGATTCCTACCGTTAAAGCAAATATTAAAGAAGCTTTGCGAGATCTTGCGCTTGATGTACCCGAGAAAACAATAAGGTCAAATCTTGCGTCAAAACTCGAAAGCGCTTCGGGTCGACAGCTTACAGAGATTAGAACTAAAATCAGTCAGTACGGTCGATCGGTCAACTCAGTCGCGGCAAAAGCGGCAGGGCTTAGTAATTATTTGTATACAGGGCCGAAAGACGGTGTAACGCGGCCGTTTTGTCGTGAACTCGTAAACAAGGTCGTTACTAATAAACAAATGAGTCGTTTAAATAACGGTCAAGGTTTGTCGGTGATTACGTCGGGCGGTGGTTATAATTGCCGGCATTCATGGTCGCCAGTAAGCGAAGGCTATATCGTCGCCGCCGGTCTTGATCGTGCGACTAGTTCAGATATTAATAAAGCGAACTCAAAGGCGTAACGTATGAGAAAAGCGATTACTAACAAAGATCATCGGTTTATATGGTCGCCACAAGTACCGATCACAGGGACACCAAGTCTAACGATTGACACTTCATCGGGTATTACTTCCGACCTCACCAGGTTTACAAGTGATATTAGCGTGACGGCGATCGCAAATGATCGAAGAACGCTGACTATTGCAAGCGCGCCCGCAAACTATTATCGCGAAATGTCATCGGGCTTTCTTCTCACTTCAGCAGATACATATTATTCGATTAATGTATCGCGTATCGTTGGCGCGCTTGCGATTCTTGCTGAACCGTTACCGAGGGAGATAGACCTCACAAGCGCGGCGACTCTTCAACTTGCGACATCATATGTCGACATTACGGCGGCAAGTATCGCGACAAGTGGAACATTTCCTTATCGCGTAACATTTACAGAACTGAACATGAGCACAAGCCGACAAGAGCGCGGCTTATTTAAAGTGACACCTCGACCGTTTAATACTGGCCTTGACCATTACGAACTTGTCGAAACATTTGCGCAACTTGCCGACATGATACCGCGTCGTCAAAGTGACTTTGAACCACAGATCGCCGCCGCTCTACACGAAATTGTTTTAGCGATTCGGGATCATGTCAACAGTGATGAAATCACCGAAGACGAAGTTTTTAATCCCGAATCGTTCAAACTGGCTCATAAGTATTGTACCGCCGCGATCATTTACGAAATGAGTTTAAACCTTGACGCGGCGAACGCTATGCGAGAACGATGTCATGATCTGATGAGTTCGGCGCTTCGGTCGATCGCTCTTGATCTTGACGGCGACGGCGTCGTCGATGAGGGAGAACTTGACCTTCGACGCGACGGCGGGTCGAGTCGTGACTTTCGCGCAAGCTGGCGAACGTACTCAAAGACCGCTAACGATAGCTTCTTTAATCCTGTGCGTGGAATGCGACATTGATATGACGACTAGAGTCGATCTCGGTTTACCAAGTTCAATATGGACAGCAAACGACAGTCGAATACTAGCGCTCAATACAGTCGCCTCGATCAAGATGCGAACGAGCAAAGGGATTGACGCGAACGGTCGAAAGTTTGCGGGCTATTCGACAAGGCCAATTTATATACGAATCCAAGGCGCAAAACTCAAGCCGAAGGGCGGTACTCCGTCAGCAAGTGGCCGGAGTGTTTTTTATCAAAACGGATATCGCGAATATAAAAATAAATCACGGCGACGTGTACCAGGTGGCGCGGGTCAAAGCGCAGAAGTTGACCTTGTTTTAAGCGGTGCGCTTATGAATAATCTAGTAGTCAAAGAAGCGAATCAAAACGGCTTCTCGATCGGTCTTACGAATCATGTTGCTCATTATGGCTATAAGGTTAATGATGATCGTGAATATATCGGCCTAACTGATAAAGATGTTGATATCTTAGTCGCGGCGGTCGAATACGACATAAGGGCGAAACTATGAGTCAAGGCATATTCGCGGCGCTTGAATATCTTGAAAACGAGATTCAAAAGATCGACCCGAAAACAGATAGTCATCATGGTTTCGTCGCTATACGTCGCGGCAATGGGCTCACATTAGATCTTGAAGAGCGGGCAAATCAAAACCGATATTTCGAAATGCAAATCGCCATATATCCCAGCGATGACGGTCAAGCCGGTTTGTCGGGTCGAAAACGATCTCGAATTGATTGCAAGGTTCGTTATGAGATCCCGACCGATTACGGTTTTCTAACTCGTATGATCAGCGAAGACACCGCCGCTTTAATCGACGCACTCAAAGCGCCGGAGTATGATCTAATTAATACGGGTATCGTCAGCGTAATCACCCTTCAACCGACCTTTGAGTCAATTACAAATATCAACGGTGAGCGCGTCGCTCATATTCTTACACTTCCCTTTGACCTGTTATTTTTGGAGGCTTAAAAATGGCGGTAACTCATCGATCCCTATCTATTGCAGTTGAAACGACATTCGGTTCGCCCGATTCGAACGGCATACCAAGCACTGCGGGCTTGAATTATATCTCGATACCTTGTGAACGTGACCCGATCGTCATACCAGGCGAACCGGTGGCAAGTGAGCGAAATGACGCTCGTGACGGTTCATATTTCAACGCGCCCGAGCCCGATACCGTTTATTCGAGCGGGTCGCGGCTAAGACGTCGAACTGGTCAAGTCGTTTGCAGAGTCGACTTAACGACCATCGGCGCGACGGCGGCAAACTATGATTCGAATTATCTCGGTCTTTTATTAGGGGCGGGATTCAAGACGCAAGCGCCGAGCGCAAATCTGAAGGAAGATGACGCAAGCGCCGTCACAAACGTTAATAAATACACGCCAACAAACGCGCCCGCCGTCGCCGATGTTGGTTTATTAATCGGTTCTGAAATTAACGGTCGAGCTGAATACAGCGCGATTACTGATAACGATGTAGGCGGCGACGTCACTTGCTCACCCGCTTTTAGTGCGGGCTTTACAGGTACGCCAACGATACGCGGTCTTCAAACGTGGTAT